CATATTGCGTAGGCAGGGCTTTGTGAGATGGCACATATCTACCTTTGTACCGAGTATTTTATTGCCTCGCATTACTAAGTTAAATACTGAATTCCTATTCACTTCCCCTCCTCAACTGGTAGATAGATTGTGTCGCCAATTTTCAATCTATCTTTTCCATCACCATATTCAACGGACACTTCTCCCAATGTATCTTCTATAAAAGATTCTATTTTAACTTCCCTCACTTTCACATACCCCATCTTCTTCAACTCATCACGGAGTTCGTCTGAAGAGATGGTTTGTAATGTGCTTGAAACAATACTACATATATCTCGCATATCTATAAACTGATGATATGCTTTAATTTTTTTGGCAATATTATAAATTTCTTTAGTGGTAGAACAGTTTGTTGTACTACACTTTCTACAAAAAAGTTGTTGCGGTCTTTCTCCTTCAATATCAATTCTTCCCAATTCATCACCACATTCCTCGCAAACAAATGTCTTCTGCTCAACATTTTTCATCTATTCCTCCTCTATTTGACTTCCAATAATTCAATTCCATAATTAAGTATCTTGACTTTCATTTCTGAGTCTACCGATGCTTCATCTGCTGCGTATGACGCATATTCTGCAGAGTCTTCTTCATCTTCTGATGTGTATGCTGCGTATGATGCCGCAGATACTGCGTATACTGCTTCATACGATGAGTCTACCAAGGCGTCTGATAAGCGTGCCAAGTATGCCGCCGCATAAGCTGCGTCTTTGTTTTCCTTACTTGGATTTTCAATACACTTTTTCGCTGCCTCTATCGCCTCTCGTGGTCGTTTGTCATTAGGATACTTCTCCTCATACAAATCTATAACTTGCTCCGCAGCAAAAACCGCATAAGAAACTCTCTGTTCGTAATTCATTAGGTGTGAAATGAGCCAATTAGCCCACGATAATTGATTATCCTCTATCAGCACTTTAACCAATTTCAATCCGTCAGTTTCTTTATAATTGTCACACCATCTCGTATTATATTCTAAGAGACCCCATCTCCTCAGTAGTTCTTTTGTGATTTTCATCTATTCCCCCTATCTATATTTTATCAGCGTCCATATCGCTTCAATCCCATCTTGCCACCTTATCTTCTTGCCTTCTTCAAGTGAGCGAGGATAATAGTGGATAGGAACTTCAAGTATTTCATATCCCATCTTTCTGACTTTCGCAGTAACTTCGGGGCAGAAATCAAATCGCTTACACTTCAGGTCAATACTCTTTATCACGGCTGTCAGGAATACCTTGTAGCAGGTCGGCTCATCTGTAATGTTGGCTTTGTAGAGAATATTAGCAAGGAATGTCAGCAACCTTCCGCCCAAGTAGAAACATAGGGATGACTTCTCATTATTGCCCAAAATCCTTGAGCCATACACCACACTTGCCCTGCCTTCCACTATAGGCCTTACAAGCTCGTAGTAATCGTTGGGATCATACTCCAAGTCTGCGTCCTGTATGATTACTATATCGCCGGTTACATATTTAAGCCCTTCCCGTATCGCCGAACCTTTGCCGTCAGATTTCTTCTTAGTCATTCTGAATAATTTTATATCGCTTTGATTGACGGGAGCATAGGACATAATCTCTCCAACTATGCGGTATGTGTCATCCGTGGACTGGTCTATGATGATAATCTCTTTCTCCATATCAACTTTCATTACTCTGTTTACTATACGCCTAATTGTGTCTGGCTCGTTGTATACAGGTATGATAACTGATAGTTTCATTGAGACCCCCTAAATAGCTCTGGCTGGTATTGTGTCGCCCCTACTCTCTTGCGTGCGATTTCTACATACTCTTCCGTTTTGTCTATTCCGATATAGTGTATGCCCTCGGACTTGCAAGCCATTGCCGTTGTTCCGCTTCCGACAAACGGGTCTATGCAGATACTGTCTTTGGGGCAGACGAGCTTGACGAGATAACGCATAAGGGATAGGGGCTTAACAGTGGGATGGAAATTCTTTGATTTTAATGCTTGTTCGTTTGTTCTTCTATTTGTTTGTTCTCCATTTTCTATTCTTTCTTTTAATCCAAAATCGTTATATTTTTCATTATCCTCCATCCCCTCACACCCCATATTCCTCTCCGCCTTGCTTGCTTTGGCACAGTAGAAAAAGCGGGAGGAGCTTTCACTCTGCCTATCCAATTCCTGCGCTGCCTCCTCATCAAATAGCACATTGGCTGGGAAGCGACCTTGTGTATCCTTACCGAACTCTTTTCTTGATTTCCATCCGGGATAGTTAGGTTCTTGGTCGTGCCTCTGTTTTAACCAATCTGTTTTCCATTCCCTATTCCATTCTTGTTTATGTTTCTCCTTCTCTACTTGAGAACTAAAACCTATCCTACACCCATCCACATTTATCCCACCCGTTCCGTGTTTCAATACATTGCTCGCCACATTCTTCTCTGACAGGGGCTTCCTACAGCATACGATTGGCTCACAGGCAGGTTTTAACGCTGTTCCAAATTGTTCTTTTTCTTTCACTAAATCAGGTTTAATGAATTTGCCATTCGTATCTTGTATAATCTCAATTTTTTCATTACCTATATTTACTATATATTTTTTCATATATATCTCTCCATATCGCTTAATATCAATTTAAGTTCTTCAATCGTAGAGTCGGATTTAATTCTATTTGCTCTATTGCTGATAATACGCACATTGCCACGAACATATCCTAAAATTGGGTTTATCCTATCCATTGAAGGACTACTGTCTAGTGGTGCAGACTTATTATTTTCTTTTATCTTAACACCAAGAACGGGGCATACTTTTGGTATTTCCGGTATTTCTTCTATTTTTAAACTAAACAATGTTCCATCTTTTTTTGCTCTCTTTTTTACATTACACCAAATCCTATATCTCTTATCTTGTTTTCCACCTATTCTTTTTTTAGATGCAAGACCGTGTATAGTATTTGATTTTGTCAAACATTTTGGAGAACAATAATGATGTTTTGACCTATTATAGTGTGATTTCCCACCGTTATAATCAAACATTTTGGAACAGTAATTACATTTTATTTCCACTGTATTTCTCCTTTTACACCCTGTTTTTCTAATTCATTTTCAATTTGTTTTAGTATCGCCTTACCTATATTTAAACTTTTCGGGAATCCTGAGCCATAAATCCATTGCATACAATCCCTTATCTCAAACCCTGCGTCCTCAATCCCGCAGGCAAGTCTGTGATATGTTCGCGTGCCACCAAATGCAAGGAGATGACCGCCTGGCTTGAGTATACGCAGAAGTTCAGTAGCCCATTGCTGACACCACGATTGATAGTTTAGTAAATCCTTATTAAAAAATCGTGGTAATATCTTAAAATTCTTTTTCACCTTTAAATCATTTTCTCCTTCTTCTCCCGCAACTCCAAATCTATTAAACCTATCCCATTCCTTCCCCATAAACTCCAAGCCATACGGAGGGTCGCACACGCAGGCATCCACCGAATTGCTGGGAATAGTTTTCATAAACTCTACGGAATCGGCACAGTGAATCTCGTCAATGAAATTATCTAGATATGTCATCTTACCCTCCTCAATACTTAATGATAGTTTTATTTGTGTATTACTTCGCTAAAGAGAAAATACAAAGCATAACTTGCGAACATTATCAGATACATCTCTATTGGTAATCTATACCTCAACGACGAAACGAACACCAAGTTTATGAGCAGGGTATACAGTATGAATAGATATATTATCAGTGGTCTATCCCTGTTGACAAATGAGACAAATAACCCCATTGTAAAAAGCACAAGCACGGGTAGGAACGATACCATTGATACGATATTGTTTCTCTTTGTAGCATACAGTTTGTTGTCTGTATTTAGCCTAACATTCCAGAACCGCAAAAACTTTCTGCCGCAGCGCTTTAGGAATGCTTTGGGATTATTCTTAATTGTCTTTATTGCAGAATCTCTATACATTCTGTCAATTTCTACTTCATCTAACCCATCAGATTGTAAGGGGAAATAGTGGCACGGACCGCCAGATAAGTTCTGCGGATTATTACCTTCCCATAAAACCCTTCCGCCCATTGTAGACAGGGGGACAAACCGCTTTAATACGATATAGTTCCCTATAACCCACGGAGACATCAGGGAAAGGAACACCGCCATCATCGCTATAATGGTATTCAGCTTCTGCGGCTTTGGCACTGTAATCAGAGCATACAGTATAGCAAGAAACATAAACCCTGATATTTCCGCCTTTACTAATGTAGACAGTGCTATGAATACAGCCCCCCAGATATATTTTCGCTTAACGAAAAACCATAGTGTTATTGAGATTAGAAATATGTATAATGTTTCGGTTAAAATGGCACCGCTGTAATATATGAAGAATGGGTATATGCTTGCTATTATTGCCGATAACTTGCCGACAGCCTCGTTGAATACGAGAACAGCCGTGAGGTAGATAAACAGTATCGTTAGAGCGGATATGAGAGACTGGGCAATCCTGACAGCGTCTAACTGCATAACTCCGCAGATACGATATGATACGGCAAGGAACAGTGGATATAGTGGCATTCTGAAGGCATAGCTGTCTCCCACGGATAAACCATTGCCATTGAGAAAGTTTACAGCCATCTCGTTAAATTGCAGGGAATCGGCAAAGTAAAACTTGTCGCAAGATAGGGTTGAGACATAGGCTACTCTAAATGCGAAAGCTGCGATAATTACCATGAGAATAAACTGCCAGCGGGAACGGGTCATTTCTCCTCCACAAGTTTATTTTCTATCGCCCATATCAATACTTCGGCAAGTTTATCTGGGGAACGGAATATATCTATTAGATTGCAAATGTCAGTATCATCTAAACAGTCGTGTAAATATTTTTCTCTATATATATAATCAACAATCTCCTCATTCGTCAACATTTCCAACAGTTCTGAAACAGTGAAGGCACTTACACCATCGCTACTTTCTAAGCATTCCGTCTCAGATAACTCTATTACCCAGCTTCCATTGTGATTACACCAACACCACACACTCTCCTGCTTCACTCCAGCCTCTTCCAGCTTCTTGCTCGGCTCTAAACTGGTAACCTGCTTTTCTATTTTCATTCCACAACTCCTTTTGACTTTAGTATGGCTATTGCGAGGGCTGTGTTTATGTCTTCTAAAGTTTTGCTAAAAACAATCCACTCAAACCAAGTTGTGCCTTTTTCTTGCTGTCCTGCTCTCCAAAACTTTTGCCTAATATCAGATTGTATCATAAATCTTTCTATGTTTTTGCCACACCACTCCATCATCGCCACGCAACCTTCGGCAGAGTTGAGATAGTTAATGTTCATGGGAGTTGAATAATAGGGGGCATCATTTATTTTACCACATTTCCAACATTTATAGTTTTCTCTATTATCCCTGTCTCCTTTATAAAAATTAACTTTATACTCGTGCCAACATTTACCCATCGCCTCCGCTACAGTCCGATTATACTCATCGTCAGATAATGCAGAGAATTCCTGTTCGGTGTATTGTTTCACTTGGACTCCTTTTCTTTCAATCTTTTCATCTCTGATTTTATCGCTTGCCATAATTCAAAACAGAGGCTATGTATTTTATCTCCTCCATCTAAAAATGTTATATCAGATATTAATTTATCAAGGTGTTTAAATTGTTCATAAACCTTTTCTATTGGGTTCATTTCTCCCCCTATTCATTGCTCCGTTCAAAAACTGGATGCAGTAAAAAAAGACTTTTTCTAAATCTATCAAGAACTCTTCCTATATCATCATTTTCTCCTTCTTCAAAATAGAAAGAACCTCTATATATTGGGTCGGATTTTTTATCTCTTTGCGTGCCAAGCACCACATAAACATAATCACACTTATTATTATCTATTAGAGCCAATGCGCCTACACGAGTTTATACCAACCTTTCTTATTCCTTTTTGGTTTATATGGAAACTCTCTTTTCTTGTTTTCCTCTCTTCTATTTGCTTTTAACAACCTAGTAATATTATCAAGTGTTTTACGAAATTCATTAAATTCTTCTTCGGCATTCATCTCCCCACCTCCCCTTTTTATTTTATCTCTCCACTTCTCAATGAAGGATTTTAGAATTGTTTTTTTTATGTGTGATTTTGTCGCAGCAGGTCTTGACCAAGTTCTTGCTAAATCCTGCCATTCTTTACTTTTTTGTAAAAAACTATTTTTATAATCCCTACTATCAATTCTATATCTTTGTGCAAAAGGCAATACTCCAATCTCCCAAGCTCTGCGACACCTCGCTTCTGCTTTTTCAACAGTATCTCCCTCATAACCTATTAAAATATAACAACGAATTTTATCTCGTTTAAAATACTTGCTTAATTTATTAACCGCTTTTTCAAGAAAGCGATCACTGGCAGGCATATCATACGCAAGCCATAGGTCTTTAATTTTTAAACCTCTTAATTGTTCCACTATTTCATCTGTAATCCTTGCAGGTTCTAATCCACCAACAAAACTAATTGCTCGTTTATTTTTAAGCATTTCAAATACTTTATCCCTATGTTGTTTAGAACAAGCAAGAAAGTTATTATCCTGTATAATATTGCCTTCCTTAATTTCTAATTCTCTTATTTTGCCTTCTCGCTTAGGCACAAAACAAAAAGAACAATTATTCGGACAACCTCTTGAAGTTATTGTTATACCTTGTTTAGTATATAATCCGGGTGTAAATTCTCCACCAGAATCATTAAAGGCGGGACCACCTATTTTCACAATAGAGCATACTTGTTCCCATTGTTTTTTTAAGAATTCTGCATAAGTAATATCCCAAGTAAAAACTACTGATATATGAATTTCATCATATTTAGGAATAAAACATGGAGGAACGGAAAAATAACAATCAAGATCGGTTGGAGACATATTAGTTCTTTTCGGGAATACTCTTGCTATTTTCATTCAGTCCTCCACTTTACCAGAAGATTTGAGTATTGCTATTGCGAGGGCTGTGTTTATTGTTTCACAAGCAAATTCTATCCTCCACATTTTTTCAGTAGAACCATAATCTATATACTCAAAAAGAATACCATCTTTTGTTTTATAAAGTTTAAATTGAGTATATTTATTTAACCACCACTCCATCATCGCCACGCAACCTTCTGGGGTATTGAGATAGTCAATGTTTTCAAATGTCAATATAGTATTAGATGATTCACCACACTTTCTACAAAATCTATAACCGTCAGGCAATTCCTCTATATTGTGCCAACACTTTCCCATAGCCTCAGCCACCATCTTATTCTTATCCTCATCCGACAACTTCTCAAACTCTTTGATAGTCATTTAAGACACTCCTTTTTTCTAAATATTGTGTTCCAAAAATGTAATCTTAATCTTACAAGTCTCCAAATAGGATTATCTAAACTTACCAAATATTTATCTTCAACCCAATCATTTTTTTTAAAATCATCATCTCTTACTTCTTTTACTTTTCCCATTTCTCCTCCTGTTTAGGACTATTCTTCTTTTTGAATTCTTCGGTAGTCATCAGTCCTCCAAGAGTTTCTTCATTCAGTCCTCCATTGGTTCAAGATAACAATCAGCCACATATTCTGAAATACATTTTTTTGAACAAAATCTTGCAACCATGCTAGCGTGAACATCCTCGTTTCTATCAAGTTCCGTCAATATAAACACTATCCCTTTGTTCTTCTCGCATTCATCACAACGTCCCCTCATTATTCCTCCCAGTCAGACTTTTTTATCAAGTTCGTTGCACATAGACATTAGTATTATTTCATTGCTCAACCTGATACAGGTTTCCCCTATCTCTTTAAGCTCCCCAACTATCTCTGAAATCTCTTTAAATCCTGCTCTCTTTATAAAGTTTAAAAGAAGTGGTTCAAGCCTTCCCAAGTCTGAACGCAATGCGAACAGTATCATTTCCACATTCACGATAACATCTTCACGATAGTCTTCCGAAACGTTTTCCCTGTCGTCCATTATACCTCCTATATAAACATCTGGTATTTTCCAACTAAATCCAAAATCTTGCGGTAAAGCTCTAACTTGAAATCATAAAATTTCTCTTTTGGTATGCTGTTAGCCAAACTCTCCACCTCCAACTCAATAATAAGTTCAAGTTTATTCCTAAATTCTTTTTTTAACTGTTCATAGTCTATGTCCTGTTCTTTGTTGTCTGTTGTCATTCTACCTCCTCGTATAACCATCTCCATAATTTCAAACACGAAAGGAACACATCAAAATCTCCGTTCATTTCTTTCCAGTCAAATGTTCCGTTGGGCTTGAGTAGCAAGCCTTTTGTTTTATCTATCTTTTCTACGAGACCCATTTCATAGCAACCGCGACGGTACGCTTCAACCTGAAGTCCATACTCCTTATATAAGTTCTTACTCGTCTTGATGTCCGCCAACACTATGCTATCCCCTATCTTCCACACTCTGTCAAGAGAGCCTGCATAACCATACTTCTCGCTATACACCTTTGTTTCCGATAGTAGTAGTTCGGGTTTGATTTCTTTTAGAAAAGACTGGAACGCCTTAACATACCCACGCAAGTCTTCGCTAATGTTCTCTACATCCTTTATAGTTCCTTTCTCTATACCCTCGGATATTTCGTGTATGCGTGTTCCCATACCTGCTTTCTTTGTTTTTGTGCCATCCATAAACTTTGCGTATACTTCTGTGTGAGTTAAAGACGGGTCTTCAAGTGCTGTCTTAGCACAACCATATCCAGCCCAGCTAACCAGTGCGGGCTTGTTTATACACTGCAACGCTGTTGTTACGGAAACATACCGCTTGCTTCCCTTATAATAATATCCGTCTCTGCGTGAATACTTCTTGTTTATTTCTTCCATTGATTTCTTTTGCAATGTTCCCCCTTGTTTTACTTCTACATACCATTATATCATACTTTTGAAAAATGTCAAGAAAAAAATCACTCCTCCCATTCCTCAAACTTGTATATATCTCCCCTAAACCTACACTCAACCTTTGTGCGTTCACCATTCCTGTTCTTTACTATAAGTATTTCACAATAACTCTTGTCTCTCATTTTTTCATTCATATCCATAAGTCTACTATATTCCATTATATTGTTCTTCTGCATAATCTTCGGTGGTTCTTTCTGTTCAAATCCGTGTTCTGCTGGTCTATACAATAACAAAATAGTAGTAGCTTCGTTCGCTATATCCCCCGACCATTTCAAGTCGTCCTGATTAGGTCTTCTTGGACCAGATGATGAATCAGTTTTCCTCAACTGACTAAGTAGCAGTATGGGTATATTTTGTTTTTTAGCCAATTCTGTCATATTTACCACAAAATCCTTTATTGCTCTTTTTTCATCAATACCGTGTGGCATTCTTATACGCTGTATATGGTCTATTGCTATGAAATCTGGGTGCCTCTGCTCACATAGCGTCCGAATGTTCTCGTAGTCGGTTCTAGACGAGTTTTCCTCTCCAGACAGGTGTCCACCCTCACTTATGTCGAAACCCTCCTTAAACACGCTTAAATCCATAAATTGATGTACCTTAGCCCAGTCTTCTTCATTTAGATCGTTTTGTTGTACCTTTGGTCGTGGTATACCAACATAGTGAGATATTAACCTTTCGCATATTTGTGGGGCAGACATCTCAAGGGATATGAAAATAACGTTCTTTTTTCTTTCAGCTAACTCAAGACATATCTGTGTTGCGAATGCTGTCTTACCCTCTCCAGACACTGCACCCACGACAGTAACCTCGCCACGATTGAGACCGTATATCTTCTTATCAAGGCAGGGGAGTGTTGGGAACTCCGGCTCCCTGCCTCTTTTCTTTATGTTCTCTATGGTTTGTGTGAATATACGCTTATCCAATTTGAGTTCCTTTTAGAGTTTTGCCCCTTGGTGCGTTTACTCGTAGGCTTTAAAGCCAAACGGACTAACACCAACCACTTAAAACGTACGCACGTGAAGGAGAACTTACTTGTGGTTTGCACCGGCTTTTCAGCCGCAAGGGGCAATAATTTCTTTTTTTTAGAAGAAACGCGGGCGGGCTGGTTGGCAGTTATGGTGTTCGCATCATTTCTGACGGCTCATAGGCACCAACTGCAAACCTTTTACCTCACTCTTATTGGTGAGGACTTAGATTGCTGACTGTAGAGGCACGAGCCTTCTACTCATCACGCCTTATCCTGCCTACAAACAGGATTGTTCAGCCACAACCAACCCACGTATACCATTATATCAGGTTTTTTTTATTTGTCAAGTAAATAATCATTAATCAGTTTCTCCAACTTTTCAATATTCTTATTGAGGCTTTCAATATCCTCACAAATATCTCTTTCTCTTTTCACGGGTTCAAACTGCGGTGGTCTTGTGGGATATACAATCCAATCTTTATCGTAATAAAAATTATTATTCTTACAAAACTTACACACCCTTGTTCCAGCCATTGAACAACTACAAACCATAATTACCTCCCATTAATATATTTCTGTGGATTGCTTTCGTATTCCGACCACACTTTCACGACGGTGGAAAGGTTACAGTCAAACCCTTTGTGTTTGTGGTATTCGCAGATTATCCCTATGCCCTCTTTTATAATATCCAAATCTTTTACTTGGTCTATCAGGACTTTCATATCCTTGCTGAATCTTCCATATGACACGTTGCTTTCAAGACCCATAACCTCTTTGTAGTGTTCCCAAATCTCGTCCATACTTTCCTTGCTTGTTTTCTTGCGTGGGTGTTCCCAACCCGCACCCGACAGGAAGTCTACGCAAATAAGATACAGAGCCTCACCACGGCTTGTTATGCCGTCTCGTTTCATTAAGGTATCTATTGCCTGCTCTACCACCTTGACTTTCTCGTTGTCTATGTATACCCCAAAACTGATGGGGTGGTTTGCCTCTTGCTTTAGTTCCGATACGGTCTTTTCCTTTATTTGTTCAGCCGACTGAACTTTTCCACGAGAACCCAAAGACAGCTTCTCAACCCCTATCTCCATAGCCCTCTTGTCGTCTATCTTCATAGCTTGCGTGTATTCGTATGCGTTCATTATCTTATATGCCTGTGTCTTTCCTATTCCCAATACCTTGCTTTTAAGGAAATCATTAAATGTCTTGAACTTATTTCCGTCTTCTGTCAAGCCTTTCCATAGGTTATCCCTGCGACCGCCTATAAGTAACTTACCCAAGGCAAGGAAATCCCTCGTTATTGTTTCCTTATAGTATTTAATCTCCTGCAACCAGTTCTTTACGACGTCAATTTGTTCGGTCATTTATTCCTCCCATTCTTATAACCATCATCGTATGATGCTTGTAGTTCATCATCATAAATACTCGCTATAACATAAGCCATTGTATTTTGTTTTGATATTCTACCACCAGTAATCAAGCAAAACAATTCTGACATATTTTTCATTAGAAGCGAATAGTCTGCTAATTCTTTTTTTAATTGTTCCATATTTATTGTTCCGTCATTGTTTTCAACCACGCTCTTCCAAAATGAATTGTATTCTTCTTCTGCATCTATTTCATACATCATTTCGCCTCCTCTAACAAGCTCGCTATCTGCTCTCTGAATTTCTCTGCGTTCTTTACCCACGTTCCCCAAGTCTCTGAGAGGTGAACTTTAAGCCATAGGTTTTTCCTACCATAACCGCACCTTCCATACTTCTCCAAAAGTGGACATTTCCCACAAACATAATCAGCTTTATACTTTACACACAGCGGACAATGCTCCCCACGCCAATTCTCTCCCACATCATAACACATATCCCCCCTACTCACCATCCACCTCTTCTCCCGCTTCTTCGCCCAGTCTATCATCCTGTCCCAGTGAGCGATAGTTTCAAGTATTGTGTTGCGTTCTGATTTAGTCATTTCAGCCTCCCCTGACTTCCTTTATCTGCCCCAGCAGTATCCTGAAACCAGCCACGACGTTGTCATACTGCGTGTTCAGCTGACTGAACTCGCCCCTTATCTTTTCCTGCTTGATATAGTTTTCCCCATATTTCTCTTTCCTAAAGTCCTCAAACGTATATGACATAACACCCCCCTATTCTTTTTCCTCTTTTAACCATCTCTCCATATCTTCGGCTACCTTTCCCCAATTGGGCAAGTCCCCCATGCCCTTTAGATGTGTCGCCACGGCACCAAGATACAGCACAGAGGCGTTAAGGGCTACTATGCGTGTGGTCCTGCTCTCTTTGGGCTTTAATAAGTCCTTTATAGTAGGAGCCGCCTTTTCCTCTTCCTGCTCTACTTCCTTTGTTTCTGTTATCGCAACTTTCTTTGCCTCGTTGTATCCGTTCTCATTCTTAACTACATCAGCACTAAAGGACTTACCCTCTCCGCCAATCACGGACTTGTCAAACGTTGAGAATAACACATCTTCCGTTGTCTTTACCTTTGAGAGTATCCACTCTCCCTTTTTGTTTGTTCCCCTCTTTACTTCTGCTACTTCAGCAATCGTTCCGTTCATTTTTGCCTCCTTTTACCTATATTTAGATATAGTGGGGACTTTTCTTTCTTCTGTGATAGTATTTAGGAAGAATTTTACTCTCAAAGCCAAAAAGTTCAGTCCATCACAACAATTTATCACGACACCTCCTTTATCGGAGAGTATCACAGACCAAGACGTCAGTATAAGTCCCCACAAAACTTCGGTTTTACCCGAACCCCGCTTTACACGGGGAGACGCTACCTTGGATTTCATTGTGTTTCAGTTAACTGAAATCTGCACTATTCATTATAACCATCTATATAATGGTTACGGGGAGAACCGCACTTAACAGCCCCTTAAAAACAAAATCCCACAGTAAACAAGCCCGGAGAGCCCAAGGTTTTAACCTTGACAAAACTATGCTACGCTTCGTGTCTACTGTGGGAATTAAGTAATCCAAATTGACATAAAAAAAGCGTAACAATTTGTTCTCTCCGGGCATTTGTACCTCTACTATATATTATACCACACTTTTTCAAAAGTCAATAGGGTAAATTCGCTTTTTTGCATTATTTTTGCATTTTTTTATGGGGGGTGATAGGGCAATCCACCCCCCAAATTATCAGAAACGCTAATTATACCTTATATCTGTCTCCGTTACGCCTAAAGCCTCAAGACCGATAAGCATTTCCTCTACAGCCCTGTCAAGCTCTACTTCGCACACCATATCCATATAACAATCGTGGTCGAAATCACACATTTTCCACCTCCTCAATTTCTTCCCTCTGTATATTCCTTATCCATATATCAAAATCCAGCACTTTCCAACCAAGTTTTGGCGTATACTTCCACGTTTCACACAGGTTCCAGCACTTACATACCCATTTTTCCATACAAACGCCCGCCTCTTCGCTCATCTTCCCATCAAGCATATCTATCGGCTTCATATGACTACCGCATTGCCTGCACTGCGGACGCTCTATGACCTCGTAAGGGTGAGGGAACGACCCACTGAGCCTTTGCGGTTTTTTGGGAAGTCGCTTGTGCCAACCATCATCACCTCTGAAAATGTTTTGCATTAGATAGCCTCCTTAACCAAACTTATTTTTTCCGTCCCTTTCACAATTCAAATACGATACGCCCGCCCTAATGTTTTTTATTGTGCATAAGCATATCCACAAAGCTCAGGAATGCCCCCAAGAACAACGCTAACAAGCTAAACAAGCCCAGCCCTGCCAATATGTCCATATCAGCCCTCCCTTTTATAATTTACCTACCTGACCTTGACCATATATCTACCTTTCCGAGCATATCCTCGAAATGGTCTGTAACCGATTAACATTTCCGGTCCCCCCCCTTTTTATTTTTATGCCTTACAAGTTTATAATCACAACTTTCAACAAAATCCTGCTTGTGGCTGAGCTTTTCTCTGCGCATACCGGGCTCAACATCTCCGCTATGGATCATAAATTCTATCATTTTGTTTAAACAACTTTTTCGTGTCCTGCTATTCCGTGACACACTTTCAAAACCCGGATATGTCGCTTTTAATGAATAATACATATATCCCCCCTTCAATTTACTTTATATTTACTTACCTTAAATAACCACACTCCACTTTTATCAAGTTCTTCAAGTTCGTCTCTTTTCTTCTCTGCGTCTCTGTGCGTTGCAAATACACCGGAAATACAACTTTCAACATCATCATCTTCCGTCAAATAAGAGTCGTGCAGATACATTATCACGATATAAACTTGTTTCATAGCTCCCCCTTTTGTTTTTCATTCCGCCTCCTCTTCTATTTTTTTGCTAAGATTGCTATAAATCTCAGCCAGTCTTTTGTAGAGTGGAGCATACATATTTGTACAAAAACTTTGTCGCTCTACCACTAATGACCTCAAAATCTCCGTCTCCGTTGCCCTTTCCAACTCTTCCCTTGTCCAGCGATATCTCATCTTTCCCCCTTTTACCTTATTATAGTGTTGCTCTACCTAACCTTGATATACTTCAACGCCCGCCGTATCTTCGCCAACCTCTCAGCCTCATAATCACGCCTGCCCGCCTCTGCCCTTACCGCTCCGCCCAACCCTATCAGAGCCAAGACCCCAGCTCCCCAAATATAACCAAGTATCATTTCCATAGTCCGCCCCCTTCGTTTATTTTAATGATTTATTAAACTGATAATGCCTAAAATCTGTTATAAAATTATAAACCGCCTTTTTAATTTCAGATATTCTTTTTAATTCCTGTTCATTTATAAAATAAGCTTGCCTGATTTCAACACGGGCATTATCATCTGCAAAAGATACTATATTTACGCCCTTTTTTAATAACTCTTCTCTAAAATATTTTCTATTTTCTTTTTTTACATCCTCTACTTGTATTACCATCTTACGCCCCCCTTATTTTATTTATCCCTCATCAGTCAAGCCTTAAGCTTGAGACCGCCCTATCCTTATTGTAGAGCGGTTTCGGGATTTGTTAGGCAACCCTGCAAATTCTAATATCCTGGTAGTCAACTATGCTTGATATAGACTTGAAACCGCCCACTCCAGACACGGCAAAAGACCCCATAACTACATTGTCATTCTCATATGCTTTTTTGCTCATATACCTAATAGTGCAACCGCTTTCTCCAGTACTACCATTTTTCCAGTAGTCAATAAGGCAACAGAAGTTATTATCATTCTTTTTCTCTATAATCTTTTTCCTTATGCTTTTAAGTATACGCAATATACGTTTCGCTTCTTTAGTATCTGAGGGCTCTATTCCAGTCAGCCTATCACAACATTCAGTACCTATTATATACCGCTTTCCAGTTCCGCTTTCCACTGTGCATAAGTTCTTTATCATTTTACCGCAGTTTTCACACTGCCAAAAAGAAGCGTCACCTTCACCAGCATAATCTACATTAACTAATCTATACGTAGTGTCTACTGGCAACGCTCTTGCTATGATTCTTTTGTTTTTCATTCCGCCTCCTTCGTTTATTTTATTTTATCCCGAGTATTTTTCCAAAAAATCAGCCCAATCCTTGTCGGTCATTGCGTCTGTATCAACTACCAGCCTCCCGTTCGCCAGCGCCTCATCCCAGTTATAGTCTCCCTCATCCTCTATATCCTTATTACTGCTGCCCAGCAGATATACCGCCGTAACCGGGGTGCCGTCTATATGCCCATGTCCCTCATACTCCATCCAGTATCCGTGATCCCTGCTGCCATCCAACAGCCTATTGGTTGGTTGGGCAGAGCTGGTCTCTATGTATTTTTCCTCCCCCTCGGTGACTACCCATTCTCCGTTATTGTTTTTTTTCGCTTTCATTTCCGCCCCCTTCGTTTATTTTATTCTGATATCCCTCATCAGTCCGGCTATCAGCCAGAGACGCCCCTATCCTTATTATAGGGACGTTTCGGGATTTAGTTCATTCCAACGCCATTATCTGCACAATATTTCAATATTGCATCTATCCTTTCATCTTTTGTCATTTTGTAGTTAAAGAATATATTCTTAATTTGTGTAAACTCATATTTGGGGAATTCATCACCCACTAAATAGAACACCGCTTTTCCTATTGTCATTTTAAAACCTTTCATCTCAGCCTCCTTCGTTTATTTTATTTTCCTTCTCCCCATCCTTCTACTAACAGTATACCACAAGAAAATTTATTTGTCAAGTAAATAATGCAAATAAAGTGATTTTTTTTATTTAGTATATTTTATAGTTATACATTCTCCGTCGGTAAAGTAGCATTAAAAGACAAATAATGGCATAAATAATAAAATGATATATAACGCTTGACAACGCAAAAAAGGACACTGAAAAGGTCACCCAGAAGGTCACTGTAAGAAAGTTCAGTTGACTGAACACGGAAACTCCGCAGTATACCCCGCAAGAACCCCGCAAGATAATAATGGATTATCACAATAATATATAATGCGGTATTACAGCACTGCGGGTTATACTATTAGTGACAACAAGGCGGGAATAGCGATAATGGACAAAGTGGGCAAAAGAAATCAAAAATAATGCAAACATAGCCGATTAGAGCCCGATACAGCCACGAACGCAAGTCAAGGCATACATTAGCATTGATCCCTTTCAGAACAAAACCCGCAACAGAACCACATTAATAATGGTAGTAATACGTGTATTAATAACTACAGCATTATACCACATCAGGTATATAGATTATATAGTATACAGTATATATATATATCTACATAACGTGGCGCTTGAGGTGTTAGTGGGGTGTTAGGGAATCAAGCCAAGGTGATAGAGACCAGGGATTGAGACTAACGATTGAGACTTGGGCTGAGATTGAGATGGAGGCAAAGGCTGAGATTGAGATTGAGATTGTATAGATTTCCCCTTTCCCTTCACCTTTCCCCATCTAATCCCTAGTAGTTTACTAGACATTCTCTCTATATATACTATATACTAGCTACATTGTCTACCATTCTACTAGACATTAGCCTTGATATACCCATATATCCTATCAAAAAGACCAAACCACTATATGTTGTGGTCTGACAGTGTCTAACCCCGTGTTTTTCGATACCCGACCACTATATGTTGTGGTTTGGCATTTCAAGAGTTACAGAACAAACAGCCCCAAAACCCCCATTAGATACATACATGCTTGTTTGTCTACTGTCCATACCGTATCTATATGATACCATAGCCCAACAATGTATAGGGTATAGTGTATACCACAACCCCATAGTATAGTATAGGTATGCAAGCCACAAGCCTTTAGCCATAGGTGATGGGGAGACAACATAAAGGCAATGTCCGAATGCCCGAAAGCCAAAGGGTATAATAATATATCCCATCCCACACTTTTTCTAAACCAGACTTTTGTGGATAACTTCTGCCTATCAGGCTTACTGTGGATATTGTTGATATCCTATATTCTAGCCTATATCTACATATAGCGTAGAAATGGCAGAAACGGCTATTTAAGGCGATATATATGTAAATAGGTATATTGGTATGGTATTGGTATATCTATGCCTTAAAACCCATCTATGGTATAGAATGACAATAATCGTCGTTTTATTTAAAAAAAAGACACTTTTTGTCGTTTTACCCCCTTGACTTTTATAAAAGTATGATATAATATATAGTAGGGGGCAAAGAGACAATTTTTGTCTATTTAATTAAATGTAGAATAAACGGGCTCGCCAATCTGGGAACTGCATAAGGAGCCTTGGAGCCTTGCGGTAAAGGTTAGAATCCTTTCGAGCCCATATTTTTAAAAAGAAGCGATATGAACAAAACAGACTATATCCAACGTAGGGACAATCTGGCTAGGAAAGCTGCAAGGTTGGTTGGTAGCGGATATAAGCTGGGTCAGCTTCCAAGTGAGATGAGAGAAGCCTATTATCTACATTCAATAGAGAATAAATACAAGAGAGATATTAAGAGATATAGGGAAAATCTTAAAGAGCATAAGAAGTGGATAAAGAAAGAAGAACCGAGAATAAAGAGATTAATTAAATATTTTATTAATTGGTTTGATTTAATAAAAGAATATAACGTAACGAGGGGCAAACTTGACGAAAAAGGAAAGAAAGCAGCTGAACCAGATATTGACCAAGCTGTCTGAATGCTTTGAAATCCTTTCTAGCAATGGTAATTGTTTTGATTTTGAAATGAGTGCAATAAGGTTAAGACTGGATATAGAAGACTTTATAAAGGGGGAAGGTGGTGATAAGAGCAAGCGGGTTTAGGGTTTTATTGGAACCGGATGAAATGAGTGATACTACCTTGGGTGGTATAATAATACCTGATGAAGCAAAGAAGAGACCCCGTGAAGCAACCGTGGTTTCAGTTGGAGAATATGTTACGGCAGACATAGAAGTTGATGATAGAGTATTATATACAAAATATGGTGGTGCCCTTATTTCTTATGGTGATAAAAGTTTCATGCTTATGGACGAAGATGATATACTAGCTAAACTAGAGGACTAATATGGCAGAAGTGAGTCAACAGAAAGAAAAGACGGAAAGAGATTTAAGGAACATATATGCAAAGGTGGTATCTGCTACAAAAAGTGCGTTCATGGAGGCGGAGAGGCTTCTTGAAAGCGATAACGAGAAGGTAAGGCTTGATATTACTAAGGCTATGCTTACCTTAACAAACAAATTCCTGCCTGATAAGTTGGACTTTCCAGATGATATGAAAGATAAAACCGATGAGGACATACTGCAGGAAGTATTGAATGAAATAAATAAGAGTGGAACAGATAAGAAGGTTCTTACTATATTCAGGAGTATGTTAAAAGAAGAACCAAAAAAACCCGTAAAGCCTCTTTCTCTCCTCAATGAGAACGAGAACTGGAAGGAAAATGATAAACGATTTACAGAAGCAGATAAAGAATCTGAATCTGAACTCGATATCGAGGGACAGGATAACGAGGGCAGTGATGGAGCTTCAGAGGCGGAGGGAAGAGGAGAAGATACGATACTACAAACCTCACAAGATTCAGAAGAAGTTCCACAAGAGCAAGAAGAGGAATAGGTGGTTCTATGGTGCCAACTCAAGTGGTAAGAGCTGGGCAGGTGCAGCTGAAGCAGTTTGGTTATCAACAGGAACTCACCCATATAGAGACATACAAACACCCAATCTTGGCTGGGTTGTAGGAGTAGATTTTCCATCATTGAGGGATTCAGCTGAACCGACACTGTTCAACTGGATGCCTAGAAATATGATACAGAAGTGGGATTATTCAAACCACGTATTATACTTAAAGAACGGTTCAGTAATAGGTTTCAAGTCCGCTGACAGCGGAAGAGAGAAATTCCAGGGTGCGGCAAGGGACTGGGTTTGGATAGACGAAGAGATACCTTATGATATATACGAAGAAATCTTCATGCGTGTTCTAAGGCGTAAGGGTGACATATGGGGAACAATGACACCAGTGAACGGATTGTCGTGGGGTTATGATAAGATTTACAGGAACGAACTTAATGACCCAGAGGTTGAGTGTTTCGTAGCTTCGATATATGATAATAAAGCCAACCTGAGTATGGAAGAGATAAAAAGAGCAGAGAACATATTTTCACTTGACGAAGCAGAAAGAGACATAAGGTTGTACGGAAAGTTCAGGTCTAGAACTGGTAGGATAGTTCCCAATTATAGCGAAGAAAATAGAATAGAGAGATTTAGTATACCCAGCGGATGGAATGTTTGGAAAGCAATAGACCCACATACAAGAAGACCATTTTCTGCTTTGTGGATGGCTGTTAGCCCAGAGAATGTATTGTATTTCTGTGATGAACTCTCTGTAGAGGGAAAGACTACTAAGGAATGGGCTGAACTAGTAAGAAAGAAAGATGAGAAATATGGTGGAACAGAACGTTCGTTCATAGACCCTCGTGGTGGAGCAGTAAGAAGTGCCTCCACGGGAACAACGATACAGGAAGACTTGGCTAGATACGGTGTTGCAACTGAACCTGCTAATACAGATGTGAACACCGGAATACAGATGATGAGAGAAGCGTTCGCAGAAGATGAGCACGGAGAGATAAAGACTTTCGTTTTTAATGACCTTGTAATTTTTGATAAGCAACTTAAAAACTGGGTTTGGGAAGATTGGTTCCACAGAAAAGACGTTGACAAGAAAGAGGTTCCAAGAAAGAAAGATGACCATATGCCCGATTGTGCAAGATATATGTTAATAGAGGAACCATCTTATCTGGACCCAAAGAAGTTTGAAGCAGCACTGAAGAGAGGTGCTGATTTTGGAAGTAATCCTTATGGAGGATATTGATGATAAGGTCAATGTTCAGTAGTCTGACATCCAGAATAAAGATAAAGAAGAACTCACCACGTAGAAAGGCACTCAAGAGAAGGTCTTATGCAAGGAGAAAAAATGCCAGATAACAAAGAATACAAGCAGGAAGAGAAACAGTCAGACGAAGAAAGAATAAGACAGTCAGAAGAAGAGAGAACTAAACTTGAGTTATCTGACGACAAAAAGAAAGAACTTATAAAGTGGTACGAAAGCAATTATAGTAATATAAAGAATGAAGAAGTAAGTATAGAAGATAGTATAGCCGAATACGAAAAACTATACAATCAGGTAGTTACTCCCAAGTCATTTCCATGGAAAGATGCTTCAAATTACTTTGTTCCTCTAATTCCAATGGAGTGCGATATAGTATCATCTATACTTCTTTCTACTATTACGGGCATTCAGCCAATGTGGCTTGTTACAGCTCCCCCGGGTTCTCCCGATAAGATGTGGACACCCACAGAGGGAATAACCGGATACGAGAAAGTAAAGATGGTTGAAGAATGGCTACAGTTCACGGCTATAGGCATTATGCACTTAGATACAGAACTGGACTTGGTTATATCAGATACCGCAATGAAGGGTATAGCATTTCTTGAGCCTTATTGGCTGCACAAGAAAGAGAAGCAGTATGTATATAAGAAAACTGGTTTATTTAGAAATAAACAGAAGAAAGAACTTGTAGAGTTAACGACTGAATATAGACCAGCAGTAGATGTGCTTGATAGGCGTGACGTTATAATACCAAGTGGTTCAAGAACTCTTGATGTAAATATTCTTCCTTGGGTTATAATAAGGAGATATGTTTCAACCCCGACAATGATAGCAAGGTTTGAAAGGGAAGAATATAGTGGAAAGGTAGAGTTTGAGAAGATAAGAAAAGCTCAGCCAGATAAGAATTACTGGGAAGTTCATGAGTTGTGGAAATACGAAGATATTGATAATGATGGTATAATGGAGAACTGCGTATTCTATATGTTGCCAATGGCTGAAAATGGAAAGACAATGATGCTTAGAAGCAGTCTGTCTCCATATCTTAAATGTAAGAGACCATTGATACCATTTAGAATAAAGAACAAGCCCAATAGTTTTGAGGGATTGGGAATAGCTGAGATGAATAAGTCTTCTCAATACGAAATAAACGCACTGCATAATCAGAGAATAGATAATGCTGCTATTACTATAAACAAGGCTGTAAAGGTCAAGAGAGGCTCATACGCTGCGTTATACGACATACCAATCTATCCCGGTGCAAGGATACCAGTAAACAGTCCAGATGACGTTACCGAGTTCCAGTTTGGCGATGTAAACCTCTCTTCGTATAGAGAAGAAGAACTTACCGCAAGATACGCAGAGTTAAGGGCTGGAATAGGAAGCTTTACCGCAGGTAGAGAAAGTGGAGCTGACCCACGAGCAAGTGGTGTAAAGATTCAGGTACTGAACGCACAGGCAAACATAAGGATTAATAACTATTTAAAAACATTAATGCCTTCTATGCGTGAGCTTGCAGATTGGATAGTAAGTTTATCATATCAGTATATGCCCCCAAAGATGGAGTACTATATACTTGGTAATGACGGAATGCCTTTGATAGCTAAGAATAAGGGCAAAATAACAAAGAGTGAATTAGAGAAGGATATACTTAAAACAAGACTTGATTTTGTAATGCAGGGTAATACCATATCTGCAAATAAGGATATGGAAAGACAGAACGAACTGTTCAAGTTTGAAACGATTATGAACAATCCTCTCATACAGAATCCAGAAGCACTTGGAGACCCAAGAACAAAGAAGATATTCTATATGATGTTGAGAAGGCTTCTTGTGGTGTGGGGTGAAAAGAATGTAGATGAGATACTCCCGCCGCTTGAAGAATACGTTCCAAAAGAGGGAGGTGAAGGACAGGAGGGACAGATGACTCCAGAGCAAGAGCAATACATTCAGGAAGTAATGCAGAAGCGTGGAGTCGCAGGGGCAGAAACGGGGGGTGTATAGATGGATGAATCCCAAAAAGTAGAAGAGCTTGAAAGTTTTGTAAGAAGCGGTGCAAATGAGGTAATAAAAGAAGAGTTTGAAAGAGTTAAGGGAACTCTGCTTGGAGACCTTACTTCCGAAAAAGACCCTGGGGAACTCAGGTTTATTCAAGGAAGACTCGCACAAATAATTGAAGATAGCACCCTAGCTGAAAATCTACTCAGAGTTTTGAGAGAGATAGTTAAGAGGTAGTATAATATAGGAGGATAAATGGAAGAGGGGCAGGAAGAAAAAGCTGAAGAGAATAACGAAGAACAGCACGAAGAGACAGAAGAGGAAATAAGGGAAAACAAGAAGGGTGAGAAGGTTCCGTGGGTTCCAAAGTATAGACTTGACAAATATGTTGCAAAGACAAAAGAGACGGAAACTAAGATTAACGAGGTTTCCACGAAGAATCAGGAACTTGCTGGAGAGATAGAGAGACTTAATAACGTTTTGGCTGAAGCTGCAAAACCAAGAGAGAAGGAAACCAAAGTGGAAGATACCGAACTTACAAATGAAAAGGTTTGGGAGAATCCCATAGATGTTATGAAGAAGATAGCAAAAGAAGAGAACTCCGCTGTATTACAGAAAGAGTTTCTTAAACTTACAAAGGCTGTAGAAGTTGCAGAGATGGCTAATGATTATTATGAAGACAATATATTCTGGAAGAAAACGTATCCCAAGAAAAGCCAGTTCAAGGCTGAAGTAAGCAGAATGATAAGGGAGGGTGGGTTAGGTGAAAGGTTTGATGACCCTCAGGAAGCGTTCGAGTTCGCAATATCAAAATTGGGGTTTGAAAAAATGAAACAAATAGGTGAAAGTGAAGATGGGAAGGGTAACATAGAGGATTATTTCAGAGAAAGTTCAAGTGTTCAGCCTAGAGGTAAGTCCAATGAATTGAATGCAGATGAAAAGAAGTGGGCTGATAGACTTGGAGTTTCAGAGAAAGCGTACAAGGAATCAAAGGAAGATATGAACAAGAGACCCGAAGAAAGGCGTCCCTTGTTTGATATGAAGTTGGATAAATAAAAGGAGGATAAAATGGCATCACGGGGCAGACCGAAAAAAACAGAAAACACAGAAATGAGTGCAAAGGTAGTTATGGAGTTTCTTAAACCAAACTCCATGAAAATGAGGAAACAGAAACCTGGTTTTAGAGCAAGATGGGTAAGGAAAGATAGGGTTGAGGATTTAGAGGATAGCGGATACGTTGTATCTAATCCTGAAGAATGGGGTAGAAAGACAGGGGAAAAGAAAGAGCTTATTCTCATGGAAACATCGATTGAAATTAACGAAAAGAGAAAGCTCGCAAAGCAGGTAAAGACGGATATGTTGTCAGGAGTAAAAAAGTTAAACGAAGGTGCAAAGCAGCAGATATCGAGTATGCTGGGTAATGATGGTGTAAATGTTTCTGTTAAAGAAACAAAAAACTAAATAGGAGGCAATATGGCGAATATAGACAATCCGAATGGTCTCAGACCGTTCAATGTATCCCCTAAAAAGGCGTATGAAGCCGGTGTAACTACGGCGATATTTCAGGGAGATGTGGTTCAGATGGGTTCAGGTGGAAGAGTAAAATCAATAACAACCACGACTGGTAATCTCAAGGTTATAGGTGTGGCTGCGAACTACATTCCAGCTGCAACAACTCCCGCTGTAACAGTGTGGGTTTATGCTGATCCCAACGATGAGTTCATAATTCAGGACGATGGTGCTGGAGTTACGACTTCAGATATCAACGATGACCTGATTGGTGAAACGGCTCCCCTTATCTTGACGACTGGAAATACCGGAACTGGTTTGTCCAAGCAGGAAATGGACATTTCTGGTGCTGCTGCTTCTACGACTCATGCAATAAAGGTTGTTGGAGTTTATAGGGATGTTAAGAATGAAGAGGGAACTGCCAATAGAAAGTGGATTGTGAAGATTGACAGACACTTCTACAAAGGTGGAGTAAACTCTGCTGTATAATTAACATTGGGGGGATTTAAAAATGGAGTGGAAAAATAAAAAAGTAGCACTAGCTCTTTGTAATAACCAGGATTATGTGCTCTCCGATTTCTTCTGGAACTTCAGTGCAATACTGAAACCCGATAATTGGAGGGCATTCCGTGGAATAGCTACGATAAAGTCACAGTCACTTAACGATGTTACAAAAGCCGCAATGGATTGGGGTGCAGAATATATCCTTTATATGGATATAGACATGATGTTTCCGATAGACATTATACCGCAACTGTTATCAAATGATGAACCGGTTGTAAGCGGTCAGTATCACCTTAAATATACACCATACTCAATAGTAGCAGGTTGGAACGCATACAATGTTTTGGTTGAAAACGGTATACTAAATGTCAAAAGGAAATACATAAACTCTAGCGGAGATTTCTTCAAGGATTCATATTATCCGTTAGACAATCCCAATGGTAAAATCAAGCTCGAAAAAAAGAACAATAACCTTATAGGCGTAGACTGGGTTGGATTCGGTTGTATCCTAGTAAAGAGAGAAGTAATAGAGAAGATAGGGGTTAATTGTTTTGAGGACAAGTGGGACTACAAATTAGGTAGTAGAGCTGTTGGGCACGATATACTCTTTTGTGATAAAGTTAAGAAAGCCGGATACAAGGTATGGATAGACAAAAATGTTCAATGCGGTCATATGGAAAATAGGATTGTAAATAGCATTAGCGTAGATTCATACTACAACTCCGACATTGATAAGAAAGAAGAGGAAACCGTAAAGAAGCAAGCCAAGAGTGAATCTTATTGGAATAAGATTTGGAGAGAGGAACCTCTCGGCTGGGTAAACAGAACAAACCTAATACCAGAGTATACGGATATCGTTAATTTGGTAGATAAGGGCTCCAAGGTTTTGGAGTTAGGTTCTGCCTGCGGTGCTCTTCTTAATAGACTTATAAAGGAAAAGAACTGTGATGTGGAGGGTTGGGATTTTTCACTTGGGGCTATAGAGGGTCTTCGTTCACAAGGTATGAAAGCCAAGAAGGTTGATTTTGAAAGTATCAACCAAGAAATAGTAAATGAAAATAAAGATAAATATGATTATGTTTTATTGGTTCATACTCTTGAGCACATAAAGAATGACGAAGGTTTTTTAAAAGCAGCAATAGAAATGGCTAAACACGGAGGGTACATAATCCTGTTAACACCGACAGTTAATCTTTCACAGACAGCTGCCGCAGAACATGAAAGGATTTATAGTGAGGAAGATTTAAGGGGGCTAATAGAAAAAGCAGGTAAGGACAATATAGAAGAAGCAAAGATAGAAGTAAAAGAAGGTGTTAAGGAAAGTAAGGTTTTGTTTTCAACAATAAAAAGGAGGTAATTACGATGGGAATGATAAGGTCAGGTTATGCAGATTTGTTAAATCCGGCGTTTAGGGATGCTGTGTTTTTAAAGTATAGTCAACTTCCTACGTATTATGACAAGATTTTCAATGTTATGTCATCTACGCAGAAAGAGGAGAAGGAAACTGGTATCGCTTCGATAGGACTGATACCTGAGAAGGTTGAGTCAACTGATGCGAGTGAGGGTTCATTGACGCAGGGGTATGACAAGACGTATACCCATAAGGCATATTCGATTTACCTGAATGTGTCTCATGAACTTATGAGTGACGACCTCAAGAACGTTATAAAGAGGATTCCAGCTGCGATAGCTAGGTCCGCTGCTCTTACGGTTGATGTTGAAGCTACAAATATAATAAACAGGGATACTACTGCTGCATACACTGGACCCGATGGAAAGGTTCTTGCTGCGACAGACCATCCCCTTGTTGGTTCTGGTGGAACCGAACAGAACACCTTATCCACAGATGCAGATTTAAGTCCGACATCATTACAGCAGGCTCTTACGGATATAGAGTCAACGCTTGGTCATAATGGTCAGGTCATAGGATTGAGAGCACAGACATTGCTTGTTCCTACTGCGAACCAGTGGGTAGGTATGGAGCTCCTGCAGTCCAATCTGAAGCCCTATACAGGTAACAACGAAACAAATGTAATTCTTGGAAAGGGTCTCAATCTCATAGTAAATCCACACATTTCAGATACTGACAGTTGGAAATTGCTTGCTGCGAAAGACCAGCATTCACTCAACTTCTTCTGGAGAGAACAACCCAGAATGGAAGCTGAAGATGTTATGAAATCACAGACAACTAATTTCATGATTTTCCTTAGGTTCAGCGTTGGTTGGACTGACTGGATTGGGTATTATGGTTGTGCGGGTGCATAAATAGAATTAACGGGGAGGGGGAATTAAATCCCTCTCCCCCATATGGAGGGTAAAGTGGCTACGAAGATTTTTGGACAGATGCCAGTTATAGATAAGAAAGAAGGATATTCTTATCGTTGCGTTAGACCAGAGAATGTGTATGAAATGGAACAGAATGGATATGTTGAGTGTAAAACAGTAAAGAAACAGTGCAGTGATTTGATTGTGATGGAAAAGGCTCCGAAAGAAGTAAAGAAGGGAAAAAATAATAAGTAGGAGGAGATGAGATGAAAAAGATTGCTTTTTCAATAATGTTAAGTTTTTTGGTTGCTGGAGTTTGTTTCGCAGGACCAACAGATTTTAACAGACTAAGAATAAAACCTGTTTTTGTTGATGAGGATCTTCCTCCATTTGCTATTTTTAATACATCTGGAGATACTATATTTCAGGCTGATAATAATGGTAACATTACTGGGTTGATTGTCCGTTGTGTTGAGTATATTCCCACTCCTGCAGTACCAGATTCTACATCCATTATAGCAAATACTATGGTAGACCAAATTTCAAGTGCTGGAACAGTTTGTGTGCAACCAGATGTTCCAAGAAACTTGAACATAGCTATTTACACATATGGAAATGCAAATTTATCATCTACTGGTAATATAGGAGTTTATGGGGTAAATGCAAAGGGTAATTCTGATTATGAATCAGTTGCCATTGGTACATTTGTGGCTGATTCTATAACTACAAGAGTTACAAACAAGGCGTTTGCTCTTATTACGCTGATTACCACAGATGCCGCATTTAGGACGACTGCTGGTGCAGCAGACACTATAAGTATAGGATATGGTTATAAGTATGGTCTTTCAAATGATGTTTACGGAGATACCATATACAAACTTATAGTAAACGGTGCAGATGTAAGCACGAGTGGATATGTTACTGGAACCGTGGATGGAACATACGATACGTATAATCCTGCAACGGCTTGGGCTGCCACAGATGCTGTTATTTATTACAAAGCAAGAATTAAAGGTTCAAATCAATAGGGGGGTGGGGGCATATATCTGCCCCCTTCTCTTCTCTTAGGTAAATTAAATGTCTATGGAAATAAGAAAGATAAAGAGAGAAAAATTTAACAAGGGAACTGACGTTCTCGAACGCTGTAAACGTTGTGGGTGGAAGTTCTATAGAAGTGAACTTTCCCCAGAGGGATACTGCTATAGGTGGTGCGTGGATAAAGAAGTCAGAGCTTAAATAATGAATGGAGGTAAGAAAATGCGTAAGATATTATTTATCGTGGGAATAGCTTTGATTCTACCCACGGTTGCTTTTGCAGGTTTTGCGGACTTGGTTATGGATAGGGTTACAAAAAACGATTCATCTGCACTAGATGTAAGAATTGATGGTTTTGGAGATAGTACAGTTACTATTTCCAGTATTACAACTGGTACATTGACAGCCTCAAGAGATTGGACTCTTGGAACTGGAGATACCGTGGGTACGATTGAGATTGCCGATGCTGGCAGGGTTTATGATCACGATGGAAAGAATAAGTTTACGACTACAGCAGAGACAATTACTATAAGCGGTATCGTGCGTTCAATCACTATAGATGTGATAGGCACGGCTGGAGACAGCATATATTTCGCAGTTGATAATGAGACCTATTCGTATCTTATTTTGAGTGGAGTTGAGAAGTGGTATACTCCAGATTTTAATGGATTGACGCTTACAGACCCTGCGATAAAGATTCATGCAGTAGATTCCACAATCACCTCAATTTCAATATATGCGGACAAAGTACAGTAGAATAGAGGATAAAATTGAAAAAGATACTTGTAGTTTTATCAATATTTTTATATCCCTGTTTGTATTCTTTGTCAAATCCATTCGTAACAAGCGATGGAGTTGTCATAGAGGATTTTGAGGATTTGAGCGGATGGGCACTGCAATCTGCAAACACAACGCAGACCACAGACCTTGTTAATTTTACACAAGGGACACAGGGATTAAGATTTAACATAGCAAACAACAATGCACCCTTTACTGATAAGAGTGGGTTGAATTATGATTTCTCAAATACTGTAAGTATTCGCATAGATGTATGGCTTGATACTACATCAATAGCAAACTTCTACATATATCTATTTAATGATGCAACGAAATACTTTACAGGACAGTTTGTTGAGGGAAAGCCCGGAGTATACGGATGGCATAGATATGTTGCAGTTCAGAGCGATTTCACAGCCTCAGGCGGTATGACGTGGTCTGACACAGTGTCAAAGATACGCCTCAAACCTACCATATTCGGCACCTCCGGCACGGTTACGATGGACAATCTGTGCGTAAACTACGATGCTAAGCCGGTAATCATATTCCGCTTTGACGATGGTTATCAGGGACAGCACGATACGGCAGCTGTCATAATGGCGGCAAACAGCCAAAAGGGCAACGTGATGGTTGTTCCTGCGTGGGTTGGGACTGGGACGAAGATAGACACAGATTCGCTTACAAACCTCTACAACGCAGGATGGGACATATGTAACCATTCCTATGACCACCCCAACGATTTGACGCTCATAGGCACGGCAATAGACACAGAGTTGAGTTGGGGGCAGACCTGGCTTACGGATAATGGGTTTAACAGGGGTTATAAGTTCTTCTCATATCCCGGTGGCAATTTTAACGATACAGTGGTTCAGAAGGTAAAGGAGAACCACACGATGTCCTCAAATTCCGTAGTTCATCCCAATCAGGCTCATATAGAATTTGATGGATGGGCAGAGCATAATTTAAAAACCTATAATGTAGATAGGAATATAGCCAACACTCAGGTTGCCTGTTCAATAATAGATACGTTCGTTTTGCAAAGAAAGGGATTGATGGTTATGCTTTTTCACAATGTTCAGGAAGTAACTGCAAGCAGTTCAGACTGCACCGCTTCACTATTTCAAGCTATAAGCGACCATATTAAAACATACGAGGACGCAGGGCAGGTTGATGTTTTAACATTCACGGAATATTACAATGCTTATTTTCCATCTGGTGGAATTGTGTATATCGAACCTAACAAAAAACGAAAATTAGTGATATATTGAGGGGGTGGGATGAAAATAGTTTTAATGTCTTTAGCATTGTTTTTGATAATTTGCGGTAATGCTTTTTGCGGACAGATAGTCTCAATGCCGTCGAGCATAACTGTTTACAATTCAGGCACAAACTTAGTTCCAACTATAACTACCGGTATAAAAATGTTTGTAGATACCGGAGTAACGGATGCCGCTGGGGAAGATACAATCTATCTTACACTTGACGGAACACCTACGGGAACAGCACTATTCAGCCAGATACTTTCGTTTTCTTTTGGTTTTGGACCGCTTTATAATGCAGATGCAACAAGGTGTGGAGTTGGAATGATGAGAAAGATAGCAACAGATTTCAAATGGGTAAACATAGGATTGGTCAGAGGTGTAAGTCTTGTAGGGGACGGAAATACATTGCAATGGTCTGCTGGCACAGGTTATAGAATAACTATTATAGGGAGGTAGGATGGCGTTAAGTGCAGAATTAGAAAGTCAATTAGAGGCGATAACTGTCGCAGATGATGATGTGGCAAAGGTGAGATTGATTAAAATAACAGAATTAATGAGGCTAAAGGCTCTCGAGGTCGGTCAATTAAGTAACGAAAGGTCAGACTTGTTGGCTACATTAACCGCATAATTATTATAGAAAAGGGGCAATAATGGCAAACGGAAGCAACGGATTCACTATAGACATAAAAGAAGAAGAGATAAACAAGTGGAAGGTTTCAAAGCCAATAAAGTTCATAGCTATGGGAGTAGTTAATCAGAATAAAGCCACTAGAGAACTAAAGGAAACAGTTGAGAAAATGCAACTCAAGGATAGCTTGATACAGACAGAAATATCACAAAACAGAGAAAGAATAGATGATGTCGGTGATGGGTTAACATTTCTCGGTAGAATTGTATATAGCCTAACTTCTCTTGCTTTATTTATAGTTGGTTGTTTGTGTGTTCTATATTACTGCAATAAGTTCAGTTTTAATATATATATATTTATAGCAATGTTTAGTGCATTTGTAACATCAATAGTAAGTATTTGGAAACGCTAGGAGGATAGATGTCCCT